TCTTTGCCATGTTTCATAAATTCCCGATTCGACGCCATTAAACGCGGTGCTCAAGTTCAATCCCAAATCTCGATAATTGTCTATCAGCTTTTGTCCGTCTTTTTGTGATCTGCCTCGCGCTGCTGGGTCAATGACTCCCTCAAGCCATTCTCCACGCGACTTGATTGCGTCAGCATGAACTGACGGCTCTGCTTGTCCTCGATAGTGCTCGCCTGTTCTATAGAGAATATCGTTTTCTCGATCAAGAGCCCAAAAACCTGCCGACGTTCTATTCCAGCCGACGTCCATTGAATAGCCTCTCGGCCAATGCGCTGGAATTTCGAAATCATCAACAATTATCTCCGTCTCTGGTACTGGATAAATTGCGCCTGCTCCGAGTTGTGGAATACCTTTCGAACGTGCGTCTCTCTGAAAAGGTGGAATTGACGCCAAAAGATCGGCTTTTGCTTGCTCTGATAGATGAGGCACGTCGTCCCATGATGCAATGACGACATGTTTAGGTCCGTCAGCGCGCTCTTTAATCTCTCCACTCGGCAAAAACGAGAGCACCGTCTCAGACATTCCCATTAACGGCGTAAAGGTCAAGATCATCATGCCGTCTTTTTCACCAGTGCCGCTTGTGTCCATTGTTCGAAGTAAACATTCCGAATAAATGCTCAATGGCGGCTCTTCATCGAGCCATATCAAGTCTTTTTCTGTTCCCTGAAAGGCTTCTCTGCGCTGATCGTAAGACTTCAACACGACCTCGCTGACGCCGCCTGATGCGTGTTTGACGTATATCGTGTCGACTGTTTCAGGAACGCCTTGTTTCGGTGTGATTTTAACGATTAGGTCTTTCGGAATCATTCCGCTGCCTATGTCGCTGAATTTGCCGAGCAATTTGAATTGAATAATCTCTCTGACTGTCTTGCTAGTGTCGCCTGCCGCCCATGCCGAGATCGGTCTTTTGAAGCGCTTTCCGGTCCACCATATCGGATAATTACCAGTCAAATGAAGCGTCATTTCATAAGCGCCGACTGATTCTGTTTTTCCGACTCGGTTGCCTGCCAGCATGAGTCTTTCACGCTTTCGAGCGCCTGCTTCGAAAAACTCAATGTGCTTTTTGTAAAGCTCGCGCCTTAGCGGTCCTTTGTCTGGGAAGTATGTTCTTATTTTATTATAACGTATTCGACGCTCTCTTTCCTTCTGAAGCTTTAGAATGTCGATTTTAAGTGCTCTTTGACTCATGTTTTAACCTCAATATCTCGTCAACGTACTCGTCAGGCAATACGCTTGCAAAGCTGTCTTGCTTGAAGCAAATCGGACACTCAAGAGAGTTTAAAGGCGTGTCGGCGGTGTGATGAGCTATCCATGTGCTTTTACACAATAAACACAAAGCGAACGAAGCGAACCACAATTTGCCGTCGTCCTCTTTGTTTTGTTTGTACTTATTGAAATCAACAACGTTTGACATTTTAAACCAATAAAAGACTCATGTTCGCCCCTCTTTCTTGAGCTTTCTCATTGTCTTAACGAGCTTGTTCGCTTTCGTTGCGAAGTCGTCACGAATCAGCGCTGGCTCGTTGTTCAAACAGCATTTTTTATATTTAACGCCTGAGCCGCAATAACAAGCCTCGTTTCTAGGATATTTCAAAAAAGGGTTCCATTTATATTGAATTTTGAGCGCTTTGCCGAAAATATAGTGCAGCACCCACGCTTTGATTCTCAACCTCAACCATTTTAGAAAGTCTTTGATTTTTTTCATTTCTTACAAACATACCAGTTTAAATCTACAATTACGAGCGCAACATAAATTAAGACTGCCTTATTTTTAGAGTTTACAGACCAACCTGCGCCGATTCTTAGTGTCTTCCATGTGTTTGATACGATTTCAAAGCCTATTTTCACGATTTACTCCCTAATTGTTTTTGTTTTTGTTCTAATAATTGATCGAGCTCCTCGTCTGACAAGTTCTCAATCGGGTCTTGCGGTATTGCTTGCACTTTATCGGCATAGCCTAAGTGTTTTTGCGCCAACATTTTGACGGCATATTCTTTTCGTTTAGTGACGCCCTCATCAAACAAGACTTCGGCCATTTTTCCTTTGCTCAAAGACTGCCATTTGGCTATTTGTGTGGAATATCTATCTCTGAGCGTGTCAGGATGAATTTCTAAAATTTCAGCGATTGTTTTGTTGTGCAAGTGTAATTTTGCCAAACTTTCGAGCAATTTCTCGTCGATCTCTTTTTTAGGTCTGCCTTGTTTAGTTGTGATATTTCTTTCCTTTTTTTCTTCTTTTTTTCTACGTGGAACTTTTTTCTTAGCCATTGTAAATGCTCTCCAAAAATCTCATGATGTTGTTTAATACGATGTTTTTCTCTTTCAATGCGATTATCTCATTTTTTACCAGAAATGCCTCTTTTTTCTTCTCAAATTGTTTAGATTGGAGCTTTTCAACCATTTCCTCATAGCTGTCCACAATCCAAAATGGGTCGATTTGGTAGTTTTCCTTATCAATGGTACCTTGGCATGACTTATCGAAAAAAAGAGCCGTATTCGTTCTGATAGCTTCATAGAAACGATTTGCAAAGTGATTGAAGCAATCATGAGTAAATTCATCCTCGATGTATAGCGAGGCTTTAAAAGCGTTTAGCGTCTCGCGACCTTTTGCCCAACTTATCTTTGAGGTCACCTTGCTGGTGCATCCGAGAACTTTGTACTTTTTTTGGTTCTTGGTGCTGGTCGAAAGTATTAGATCACCCTTTAAATACTTTTTAAAATACCTCTCACGATTCGGCCTATATGTGCCGTAATAGATTAAATCATATTTTTTAGGCACTTTTGGATTTCTAGGTTCTGCCAGTAAAGTGTTCAAATTACACATGAAATAGTCTTTTGTGCCTTTGTCTTTGTCCTTTTGAAAGTTGGCAATCGTAAATTGGAGTTTTTTCTTAAACCAGCTATTCGGGCTCAAGTTGTACTCATTGGTCAACCAACCATATTTGCAAGACTCGTCCTGCAGGTCGATCAACGTCTGAAACTTGTTAAAATCAAAATAGAAAGAGGCATAACTAAAAATGATTATGTCGTATTTTTTCAATTCAATTTGTTTATTGCTGAATAAAAGGTCAGTTTCATAAAATCTTTTTAAAAACTCATGCAGCGCCATGGCGTTTCTTACATGAGCATCGATCGGATTCACCGAATAGGGCGCCGTTTCAATTATTGCGATTTTCATTTAAACATTCCCTTGATTGTTGCGAAATTAACCTTATTCCCGTCAGCGCCAAAATGTTGACGTACGGACTCGAAATCATCGAAAGAGTTACATTTTATGGTGAAATTGAAGTTTTCCTCAACGTCTTCCATGTCCTGTGTTTCGAGCTCCTTTTCTGCAAAATCAAGCGTAAAGTCTTTAATACCCAACAAATCAATGTTGAAATCCGGTCCCAAGTCGCCAATGTCTGAGTTTATGCCGGCAAGATCAAGCTCTGCCCATAGCGCGATAGCATTATCCGCTTGTAAAAAGGAATATTCGGCCTCTATTGAGTCAAAATCTTGATACACTATTGGGTACTCTTTGACGCCTGCGCGTATTGCAGCGAGCTTTCTGCCGTGTCCTGCGACGATAAAGCCGCTTAGATTTGAAACAATTATCGGGTGTCTGATGCCGTGAAATGAATAAAACTCAGACAAGCGCTCGATTTGATCTTGACCATGCTTATTTCTGTTTTTTGGATGATTCTTCAAAGATTTTGGATTTTTCAACTCATCATATTTGCAATGAATCGCAAAGTTTTCGCGTTGGGTCTTTTCTTTTTTAGCCATTGATTAACCTTTTTTGTTTTTAAAAAAGGCTCTCGTCCGTCCCTGAATTTGAGCCTGAAAAGCTGCTTTCTATTAAAGTCTAGGTTTTATGGCTAAAAATAGTCAATTATTTATTTTCTTGATTTCTTGTTTTTTTGGATTTATTCTGAGTTCTCATGTTGCAAAGCATCCTTTCATGTTGAGCGACCTCGTTAGATGAGCAGATCGACGAGGTCGCTTTTTTATTGCTCATACGCCTTTAAATAGTTTATTTCGCGCAGCTTATCAATTATTTGACTCAAACAAGACTCTTTAAGATCACCGGCCATTAGCTCATAGAATATTTTGTCGAGCTTCCAGTCGACCCAAACTTTTTGAATTTTTCCGAGAGTTTCTTCCATTGACGATAAGAAGTCTTGATCATTTATTAAGAGATTGATCATCAATTCGTCTTCTAATGTTCGATAGCCGAGCGGTAATTCAATCATGGTCTAATGTTCGATTGAATTTTGACAGAAAGAAAGTCCAGATTTTTAGTTCTGGACCTTGTTTTTTAGTTCAAGTTTATATTGTTATTGTTGCGATACTTTCTCTCGGCAATTTTTACTTCGTCGTCGAGAAAGCTGTTTTCCGTTAATATGTCTTTTTTTGCTACTCCCAAGCTTTGCAAAAACTCGCGAGCGCACTTTGAAACATAGCTCGATTGATTGTCTTGCGCCTCGGTTAAGGTGTCGAAATACTTCTCTCCGATCACAAAATCTGGCGTCGTTCCGTCGCAGCTAATCGCAATTGCCAAGACGATAAACTTTCCTTTGTGACAATCACACTCTGCCTGAATGATTGCTCCTGCAAATGCCGCTGTTTTTTGTTTTATATCACTCATTTTTCCGCCTTTGTTAGTTGTTCTAGGATTTCGTTAATATTTGGTGGTCTGCCTCCACAACGCATCCAAGCTATATCATAAGCCTCTCTAATCTGCTGCTCAGTGTATGTTGGTTCGTAGATTTCCCAGTCTTCTGGGTATGAGAAAGGATAAGCGTACTTGCTTGTTTGATTTCCGTTTTCATCAAGTTTTACCTTTTCACTATCCTTATTAACCAACGTCTTGCCAGCCGACAAAGCATCATAACATTCTTTTTGA